GAAACATTGCCTGCTGGATTACCTACTGCAGAAATACCAGATATTGTTTTAAAATACACGGCTCCAGTAGCTGTACCTGCGTTTGCGCCTGTTATTGATTCTACTTGAGCATCACCATTAATATCTGTTCCAGTAACAGTAAACGATTTTGCAGAATCATTGCCTGCAGAAAGAATAGTGACTATCCTTCCGTGACTAAGTGTTACAGAGCCTCCACTAGCTAACGCGCCACCAATAACTAATGCTGCGTTGTTTCCAACGGAGGTTGCTACTGATATACCGTCTGCATCTAATGCTACTGTATCGGCAGTAATCGTTACTGGGATTACATCTGAATATCCACTCATAATTAAATCCTCTTAGACCATTCGGCCTCTAGTTCTGCCTTGTCTAGCAATACCATCAATGGACTTCTTCTTGCTGACTTTTTTCTTTTTCTTTTTGGGTACTACGCCGCCTTTAGCCATCATGGGCATACCTGCGTAAGTAGGTACTTCTCCACCCGCAGGCATCTGTCCCGTAGGCATCTGTCCCGCAGGCATCTGTCCACCTCTAGGCATCTGTCCCGTAGGCATTTGACCGCCCATGTTGTACTTCATGACCTTGCCGCCCATGTTGTACTTCATCTTCTTCTTCATCTTCATACCTTACTCCTACAACTAAAAGGGGAGTTTTACCTCCCCCTCAATTACTCTTATGCAACAGTGGAAATAGGTGTTCCGACAGAGGTTGCCATCCATACTTGGCCTGTACCGTTGTCAGATACACAAGTAATACGGCAACGAGCGCCAACCGCTGTAGCCGCCACAAAAGTAAACGTATCCCCTGCGTTAGTAATAACAGGGTTAGCCGCTGTACCTGCTGCTAATTGAGCCTGTAGATAAAAGGTGCTTCCTGTCGCTGCTGGAATAGCAACGGTTGTTGTTTTTCCTGAACCTACCGCTGTAGTGACTAAAAAGTCAAAATACGCGCCAGTATTAGCTCCTGACGATGCAGGGATATTGACAACATTATCTAACGTCCCGTGTATCAGAACAATAGAACCTGATTGTGCGATGGTAAGGGCGCTGGTAATTGTACCTGATGCTTCCCAAGTTGTGATAATAGGTCGTCTAGCAGTAAGTGTGCTGCTGGTAGCAATAGTACCACTTGAGTCTATATTGCCGCTTGCATCTATATCAAAATTAGTTGTTATGACACCTGTTGCATCGGCTATTGAAATCTGTTCAAACCCGTTTTCTGAACGAACTGGGCCGTTAAAAGTTGAATTAGCCATTTGGCTGACCTCCTTATTAAAGGTTTCACTATAACGTCATAATAAGTGTCTGCTAGGGCAGTCGTTATAGCTAAATAATTCCTAGATAGTCTTGAGAGTACACAAAAAAGAAAGGGGGCACAAGGCCCCCTCTCATATACTTTAAAAGTATTATTAGGAAGATCCGCCGGAGCCGAAGATTCCTAATGGATCAGACACACCAAACGAGTATCTTTCACGCGCTTTATATCTAGCATTTCCGGTGTCAAAATCACCGTCCATAGAAGTAGACATTGCTGCACGAGTAAAATGCTTCAGTCCGTTTGGAATATCAGTGGTCAAAAACCAAGCGTTAGTATCTGTGAGGAAATTATTAACTGCAAATCCCCCCGGAACTATACCCATTGATTTAATGGCATTGATATCGTTATCTGAAGTTCCAACTCTGTTAGGTGTCTTCATTAGTCGCTCCGCAACAAACATAAGGTCTGCTGGGATAATTAGCTTCTTAGCTTTTGCGGCTATTAAAAGTCCACGCTCGTCAGTCCAACTAGCAAGCTGAATGATAGCGGCTTCCAAAGAAGTCTCATTCAAGTCTGCGCCAGAAGAAGGACGGTTTGAGTTAGTTCCACCAGACACAAGTGGATGATCTGTAGCGCAAAGCACTTTTCCATCACCATATGTGTAACTGCTGTTGAAAGCTCGATTCAGGACGTTAGCCCCTTTAACCTGCTTTGTGTAAGCCATCGCACGAGCTAGACCTTTGGTATATCGACCAGAAAGAGAGTCATAAAGGTTATCCTCTATAGCTTCCTCTGTGATTGAAAATCCCATCGCAATAGTTTCGTGTGTATACCGCGCAGTATATGACTCTTGTGCATTGTCATATTCAATTGCGGAACCTTCAGCTTTAACGGGTGCTGCAGAAAAACCAGATAATTTCTGTTCTTCTTCAAACGCTCGTTCTGAAGTTTCTGACTCGTAGATATCTTTATGCTCTTCGCCATACCTGTTGTACTCAAGCCCAAAAAGAGCATTAAGACCGGGTAAAAGCTCTTTGAGCATTTGCGCTCTGCTTATAGTCATCTCAAATTACTCCTTAAACGCCTGTTACAACGCCATATTGATGCCCAGCGTTCCACTTGCATATTGCTTCGGTGTAACCACCAGCAGCATTGCGAGTTTCTTCAACTAGACTTATGACTCGTAAAGGAAAAGTGTTAGTCGTTGCAGACGTGTCATCAGCAGATACACGAGATACACCATTAATAGTGTCTCCTGCAGTTTGCGTGATTTGCAAGTTTGCGCCTATGTCAGTTATTGCCAAAGAACTGATAACTACACCAGAAGATGTAATTGCAATCTTAAACAATATATTTGGGTCATCAACAATGAATGCTTTTGCATCCGTTGCTACTTGACTTGCAGGCCAATAGTTTTGAAACCGTGGCCCCATTGAAGCGTCCGTAAAAGAACACCCTATAAATATTCCGTTAGGAGTAGCAGCAGTAGTACCAGTATCTTTTTCTACAGTACCTCCACCAACGCCTTTAACAATATCACCCTGAAATATGGTAGTCGCATATTCAGACGCAATACCTTTCTGGGTAAAACCTCCAGTGTTATAGCGTTCGCCTACTAATCCTATCGGGACTAGGCCGTAAGGCCCGTCAACGGTTGGATATGCCATTTTAAGCTCCTTTGCTTATAAACAGAAAAATTAACGCGCCGCTACCCTTTGCCAAAAGTTGTTTTTGATTTGCGATCATTAAACATCGGCATTCTAGGGTCTTGGTCACGCATAAAGTTATTATCGACAGATTCCATTACTTGCCCAGTTTTCTTGGAGTAATATTCATCTCTCTGTTTAGTAAGCTCCTCGTCAGTTTTGCAGAGAAGTAGCCCACCTATTTCTATCGAATCCTCAAATTGACTATTCTGGTCAGTCATTGCAAAAGCCTCTGGATGTTCTGATGCTTTTACAGGCTCCCAACCTTCTCTAAATTTAGCGGATACATTCTTAGCATCAGGCACTCCCATAGTGCTGGTGCGAACAAAGCGATAGGAATAACCTTCCTCTTTGTCTATTTCAGGCAGTATCTCAGGCGCTTTCCATTGTTTAGGTCGCTCCTGCGTAGCGCGGGTTTCTACATCCCGCTTAGTTCGATTCAATCGACCTTTTGGTTTTGTATCTTCCATTACGCTATCCTTCTAATTTTAATTTTTCACGAACATAGTCTTCGGGGGTTAATCCTAGACGATGTGCCAGTCTAACTTCAGAATCTTTTAGCACTACTCTCTTTGATTTTGTAGTACGTTTCGCAGAAGACACAACAGTTTTTGCTTTCGCTGCAGTACGGGGTGACGTATCTGCTTCTGTTGACCCTTCATCAAACTCTTCAGGAAATCTTAACCGCATTTCTTTGTCAATGCTACTATAATATTCATCTGAATCTGCATTGGGATCAATACCTTGCGATACCAGCTCCTCGTGCATACCAAATGCAAAACTTGTCATCTTCCTATTATTGCCCCACCAAGACTTATTTTTGTCTTGCCAAGCTAACGCTTTATAGTCAACTTGTTGCGCTTGTTGTGGTTGTTGTTGAGGTTGTTCGTTGTTTTCTTCAGCTTCTGCATATTGAGGTTGATAGGTTTCTGCGGTCTGTAGCCGTAGTTTTGCCGCCATCATACTTTCTTGTGCGTCTGCTACAGCATCAACATCTCCTGCATCATAAGCATCTTTAAAAACTTTTTTAGCCAACGCTAGTTCATTTTCTGCAGAAGATTTGCTGTTCTCCATTAAAGACGCTTCACCTTTATTCAGGTCAGCCCTTAATTTTTTATTCTCTTCTAGCTGTTGTTTAGCATAAGTAGTTGCAGCATCGCGTTCGCGTTGAGCTTCTTCTTTAGCTCTGCGCTCGTCGTGCCATACTTTTTTAAGCTGTTTGGATTTTTCTACAGAATATTCTTCAAGCTCGTCTTTTTCGAGATTATCCACAATTTCTTCTGGCATAGGTTCTCGGTTACGATCTTCTTCAGGAGTATCGTCTTCTATAACAATTTCAAATTCTTCTTCTACACCTTCAACAATGTCGTCTTCGTTTTCTAATGCTGTTTGTGGCATTACATTATCCTCTTAATTACAGTTATTGTCTTTGTATCCCTCGTGGGTCATCAACCACAGCTTCTACAGAATCGTCGTTAATAAGACGAAATGCTTTACCGTGGATGTTTATTTTAGTCCCTGTGTGGGGTCTAATTAATACAAAATCTCCTTTCTTGCAGTACGGGCCGCTAGGAAATTTATCAATATCTTTGTAACAATCTGGGCCTAACTCAACCACGAATAACACTGTTGCTAGTATTTCTTCTGTTTTAATAGTCTCAGTTGTTTTGATGATGCCGTTGTCAAACGTATCATCTATATCAGGTACTGCACATAAAACACGGTAGCCTTGTGGCGCAGGGAGTTGGGTTGCTGTTGCAGGAGTTTCTTTATCTATAGGTTCGACATTACTCATTAATC